AAAGTCTGCCATGTCTTATCCTAAAAGTGATGTTTTACTGCGTTGAGGTTGCTGTATAGATAGCAAATTTAAAATAGGAGAGTAATCTACTCCTGCATATTGCCTACTCTGTGCTTGTGGTGCGCCTACTGCTTGTGCTTGTAATGGGTTTTTACCAGCGCCTAACAATCCTTTTGCAAGGGAAGCGCCTTTAACAAGATTGCTAGCGTTGGATAATAAACTTGATAATCCTGATGTAGGTACAGCACCTAACTCTAACCCTGCTGCTAAATTAGGAACTTGTGAGGCATTTAAACCAAAACCAGTACCAGCGTTCATTGCCTCCATCGTTGCGATAGTTTCAGCACTTAAAGCGCCACCGCCTAAGACACCGCCAGATCCAACCCCAAGACCACCAGCCAAACTAGGGGCTACTATAGAACCATAGCCACCTATTGTCCCTGCTGTTGGCGCTGTTGTTAATGCTAAATCACCAGCCATAGACGGGGCAGTAAAACCAACACCAGCGTTTCCAGCCATACTAGCGCCAGCCCCAGCAGCTAAAGCATTATCTAATCCATAAGCTCCTAAAGCTAATGCTCCAACTTTAGCTGCGCCAATTAAGTTTTCTGTCCAAAAATTACCCCCACTAGCTGCTTCATTAGCAATACGCTGTTGATTTTGAAAATTAGCTGCATTGATATTATTGCCAACAATAGAATCAATTTGGTCAGCAGATAATCCAGCTTTCATTGCATCTGGTACTAATGCTTTAATTTGCTCAATCGTAGGCGCATTTCTATCGCTACGATTTTGACCAATTTGCCAACCTACATTTCTACCTAAATCCGTTAATTTAGTTGTGTAATAGGCTTGAGGATTGACATCCTTTATCCCTTCTATCAGATTTCTTGCTTCTTGAGTGCTAGAGTTTGTATTGTTCATTCTCCAATCGCCATAGATTTTATCTTCAAGTTTTGTAGATACTTGATTGTAAAATTCTGTAGGATTAGATTGCTTTAAATTATACAAAGCCTGTGCAGCAAAGGGGTCTTCTCTAGCTATTCCAATAGTTGAAATATAGGGGTCTCTAGTAACTTCAGCACCTACTAGTAATTTTAGTGATGCTGGCACTCCTTCCTCAGTTATATAAGGAAGACCATTCCAAATATTTCCTTCTTTATCCATGTACCCTGTAGCTGTATCAGCATATGGGTCATAAATAGTAGAGTAAGTGGAATTGCCTTCTTCATCCCAGAACAGTCGTGGATTAGCCATTATAGGAATCCACCCAATAAACCACCAGCACCAGCACCAGCAAGAGCAGAACCATAGCTACCAAACATACTGCCAGACCCAAAGGTTTGTGGGAAGGCTTGACCTAAAGCATAGCCCCCTAAACCACCAGCTAAAGCGCCTGTAATAGCGTTGGTAGCTGTGTTGTTATATGTTGGCTGTGTTTGTGTGCCATAGCTACCCATAGGAGAGCCATAAACAGATGATAAATAGCCAGATAATTGCTGATACGGCAATTGTTGTTGGAAATTGTATCTCGACATTTGATCTTGCAATGCTTGTCCAGAGATAGCCTCTCTTGCTGATCCAATTTGAGACAATTGCTGAGAAGGCAAATACTGTTGAGCATAGATAGATGGAGCAGCTTGAGCAGCTTGCATCTGGCGTTGCAGATCTGTATTTTGCAGAGATCCGATTTGTCCAGCAGCAGCCATCTGATTTCCAATGGTAGCTTGTTGAGCTTGTTGCAATCCTTGTGCGCCAGCTAAACGGGTTTGAATGTCTTGAGCAGATAAAGCGCCAAACTGGCCTAATGCTGATTGCTGTAATGCTCGCTCCGATTGATATTGATTCCCAGCTAAGTTAGCCGTTACATCGCCCAAAGCACGACCATAGCTTTCTGTAGCCGTTCCTAGTGCATTTTCCATAGCACCAGAACCTAAACGACCTGATTTAGAATAAAGGCTAGAGATTCCTGGCAATACTTGGCTGCTAAATTGTTGCTCTAATGGGCGAGTAGCAGCTTGCATCATCTGTTGCTGATACGGGTTGCTGTTGAGCATAGAACCGCCAGCAATTGCTTGAGCTTGCTGAGTTGCAGCATTTTGGAATCCACCGCCAGCAGCTTGACCATAAACATTAGCTCCAGGCTGAGTCGCAGAAGCACCATAAAGCTGTTGGAACAAAGGAGAGGCTTGATTCTGTGCCGTCATTCCCGTCATAAAAGCGTTTTGAGCTTGTTGCAACAATGGGGATTGTTGGCGAGCAAGAGCCTCTTGTTGAGCTAAAGCCTCTTGTGTTTGTCCAGACGGGCTTACATAAGTTTGACCAGGATAGTAAGATGGCTGTGTACCAGTTAAGAATAGTCTTTTTGCCTCCTCTAAACCAGTAGTAAGATACGGGGCTAGTGTTGGGTCTATCGAGCTTTGAGTTGTTGCCATGTTCTTTCCTTTATCCTACGATTACATATTTATAAGTTTTGTCTGCCGTACTGTTGGCAAAATGAGAAACTACTGCACTTCCGTTTGTTTGTGAGCTAATGTATACATTGTCCATTGCATTAGGGGCTACATACTGCATTGTTGCTATAACTGATGGTGTTGCTGGTCTTGTTGGGCTAGATTCTGCTGGTGTTTGCTCTAATGTAACCCCTGTATTTTCTGTTCGCCATACAATTTCTACATAATCATTTGCTGCTAGTTCTACAAAATAATTTATAGCTCCAATTACATGACCATAAACACTAGCACTTTTTCTTGCTGGAACAGTAAACTTACTGTTTGATGCTGTAATATTAGTGCCATTTTTTCTAAACCAAATATCTACATCATGTTGTACATTATCTGTATTTTCTAGCTGTACGCTAAATTGCAGATTGTAAATACCAGCATTTCTAACATTTAAACGACTACTATTAGATAAGTAAACACCATTAGAAAAATCTGTAGTGTTAAATGTCATTGGATATGCAACTGTAGTGCTTGCTGCTGATTGATCTGTAGAGTCTTGAAAAGCTCCATAAGGTGCAGTATCAGCAAAAGCAGCAGCAGACTTAGGCATTAACAGAATAACGCTATCTACTCCAATACGGGCATCCGTAATAGTGGTAGTTGTTGCATTACCAGTAGCTAATGTAACTGATCCAGTATTATTGGTTTTACCATTCATAATGCCATTGACAATTTCAGCGACTGCTCGCTGATCCCCACCAAAAGGAGGTAATTGTCTAAACATTATCTAGATCCTAGCCCATTTAATTCAATATCTATGCCTACTGTTGTTTTCCAGTTGCCTGTAGGTGTTAATTGTAACCTATGGTATCTACCTACGCCACGAATACTTACACGATTTTCTGCATCTGCTACCACTTGTGAACCAAATTCTGTGGCCTCATTTAGCAGTCTACGGGATAGCAAAGCAACATTACCAGATCCATTATCTACAATTGGTTTAGCCATTGTAATTGAGGATGTAGATCCTGGAACTTCAATATCACCAGTTTCAATATACGCAGCATTATTAGCGCCTGAGAAAGTAACAATTTTGGCTAATTTAGTGCCAGCAAACTGCATTTTCCCACCAAGCCAAATACGGCTATCGAATGAGCTTTCTATTTCCTCTAAATCGCCAAATACATCTAATCCCTCTAATGTGAAAGAAGGAGTAGAAGATGTAGCAACTCTACTAGCATCTGTAGTTCCAGATGACCATCTTCCTACTTGGTAGTTATAAATCAACAATTTATCTACTGTCGCTGATTCTTTTGAAACATACGCCCAAACAACTAATTTTCTAGCTGGATCTACAGCAACAGACATTAAATTTAATGATCCTTCATCAGCATCAGAAAAGAAGTAACGATTTACTTTTTCATTTCCAATTGGAATAATTTGCTGTCCATCACAAGCATAAAATCCATCATCTGATAAGAAAAACGATGTTCCACCATACTGAATGATTGAATTAGCCTCATAGCAGCCTTGATTACGGCTGATATTGTCAAACTGGAATACCAATGGGCTTCCAATATAAGACATACGATGGATTGAACGATCCATAAATACTAGACCAAACTCTCCACCAGTAATGCCAACTACTGCACCGCCATCTGGAATATCTTGAAAATCGGCTTGTGTAGTAGCTGAATTAGTCCAGCTAGTTTCGTCACCAAGAGCAGACCATTGAACTCTGTTAGCTCTAATAGTAGACTCATTAACATAGCCAGATACTACAAAATCACGCACAATCGTTACATATCGTGATTGAGGAGCATCAGCAGCTAGATCACTAAAGTTACTTGCGCTATTAACATTGAAGCCTTGTATGCGATTACCGCCATTAGCAGCAATCAATACATTGCCAAACTGAGTAAACCGCCATCTTTGTTCGGACGGGGTTACATAAGCAAAGGTAACTGACCCTGTATCAGCTACGCTAGTAATATTTGTACCTGATTTGGAATAGGTAAATGTAGTTGTTGTTGGAACAGTATCTACAGTAAAAGTACCATTTAAAGTAGTATTGGTTACTGCTGCAATAGTTACACTATCACCGCTAGAGAAGCCATGTGCCACAGAAGTTGTAATTGTTACTATATTTGTAGTGCGAGCTACAGTAGTAATTGTTCTACTAGCCTTAGATACATTATCTAAAGACAGATCACCAGCATCTAGCTTAAATAGTTTTGTAGCACCACCAGCAAATACAGCAGTAGCGCCTGTAGATGTTGTACGAGCAGCTACAACATTATTTAAACTTTCTGAAGCATCTTCTGAATAGTTTACAGAGGCATTAATAGCTCCATACCCAGTTGCTTTAGGGAATACATTTTCAGCTCTTTGCAAGCCATTTGTTAGCCCTGGCTGATCTGGAGTCCAATCCCCAAATGTAATTCGACTTATAGCCATATTTCGCTTCCAATTTGTTTTGTAGTCCAAATATCAGAAGATGGCTGTATATCTGTCCAAGATTCTGACCCTGCTTGTTGTTGAGCCCATTCTTCACCAATGATTTTACCATTACAAGATGTATTGGCAAATGCTGAAATAAAAGCTATTCCATTAGTTATGTAGCTTCCTCTTGCGACAACAGTAGCAATTGCATTGATTACAGCTTTGGCAATTCTAGTAACAGATGAAAACGCAGAAACAGTAGCAACACAATCTATTGATCCTGACCCAGTTTGAATAGACTTAATATCGCCTTCTGCATAGCCATAATTCCAGTAGCCAAAATCTACATAATTATTAGCCATTTATTATCCAAACATTAAAAAGAAATTACTATTAGCTACTGGTGTAGAGCCTGTGGCATAGACAATAACAATACCGCCTTGACCGCCAGCTCCACCTGCAACAGGTGTGCTTAATGAGTTCCCACCACCAGTACCTCCACCGCCAAATAATCCAGCCCTACCATTTACTGTTCCTGAACCCCATCCCGCAGAACCTGCTCCGCCTCCCATCCCAGCGTTTGATATATCAACACCGCTTCCTGAAACAAGCAGGTTTGCGTTTGAAGTAATTGCACCTCCTGAACCACCACCATTAAACCCTGAAGTATTTGAAGCGCCTCCACCTACACCAGCATTATTATTACCACCTGTACCGCCAGTAGATGCGGAAGCGTTCCCACCAGCAGAACCGCCACCATTACCACCGCCACCACCACCAGCTTGCTGAGTTGAAGTAGCCGTAGCAAAACCATTGCCACCTGTACCGCCTACTCCTAGTGGCCCACCAGCACCGCCTCCACCACCACTTCCGTTATACATGAGCGTTGTTGATGTTGAGCCAAGACCTCCTACACCACCATTGTATGTAGAGCCTGTCCCAGCTACGCCTCCAATAGATGTAGGAGTTAGTAATGTCGGGATAGTTGCGCTACCACCTCCACCACCTGTAGTTGTGTAAGCACCTGAATTAAAAGTAGTGCCTCCACCTGTACCTCCAACACCACCACCAGCAGTTCCAGCAGCACCAATGGCATAAGAAATTACACCTGATAAAGTTACATTAATTGCTTTGGTATAGCCACCGCCACCTCCACCACCTCCAGCACAGTTTGTACTAACAGCGTTAATTCCACCACCTCCACCGCCACCTCCAGCAAAAAGGTGAATAGCATTATTGGAATTATTCCAATTTGCAGGTACAGTAAAGGAAGTACCGCTATTTAAAACATAGATAAACTGGTTTGCAGTAGGCGCAACAGCAGCAACACCTCGTACATTTGAACGCAATAGTGTGTTTGCTCCAGCATAAAAAGTAACTGGGGCTAAAGATGCTGTTATGTCTCTTACATCAAGATAATCAATTCCTGATGTTCTATTAGTGATTGTTAATGTTCTTGATGTACCAGCCGAATTGCTATTGACTGTTACTACATTACCAGCACTTCCTGTTACAGACCAAGTGTTTATTGTTTGATTTGAGTCAAAAGCAATTGTGTGGGCTACTGTTTTTGTAGACGCTAACTCACTAAATGTGTTTGCAGCACCAGAAATATTAAGTGTTGATATTCCTGTTGCACCGCCAATAGTTAGTTTGTTATAAGTTAATCCACCGCATTGAAGTGTTCTAGCTGTTGTTGTTGTGTCGCTTAAAAGAATATCAGCAGTATCTTTGTTAAATGTGAGATTTGTTGTAGTTTGTGTAGTCCATACTGTTCCAGTACCAGTTATTGTCCATAAACCAGAACCCATTGTTAGTGTTCTTGTATTTGAATTATTTGAGTTAAATAATCCTGTAGATACATTTTGATTATTAGCATTAAATGTTCCTCGAAGTAAGAATAAAAGTCTTGCGCTTGACAATGTTAGCGCATCTGCTAATACAACCGTTCCTGAAGGCGAGTTAATCGTAATTTGCTGACTAAATGTTTTACTTGCGCTGGTAATAGTTTGTGTGGTTCTCCCGCTAAAATAAATTGCTTGGTCGCCAGATAGTGTTGTGCCAGAACCGTTTGTCCAATTACCATAAATAAATGGCTCTATACTTCCTGTTGATAATGTCATAGCAGATGTTCTGCCAGACATATCCATTGTGCCGATGTGCCAAGCAGCGTTTACAGTAATTGTTCCTGTTACAGAACCTGCGTCAGTAAATGTAGCTGTGTCTTGTGCTAGTGGGAAATATTGTGCGTTTGGTGTGCCTGTAGATGTATCTGTCCAGCCTGTTGCTGACCAGTTTTGTGCGCCAGCTAAGTTCCAATAAACTGTTCTGCCTGCGTTAAAAGTGATACCTGTATTGCCTTTGCAATCACCCCAGTAGTTTGTCCTAGAACTGTCAGTCCATGAAGCTGCACCAGCGGCAGTAATGTCTTGAAAATCAGCACCAAAAATTGTGTTTGCAGCAGAAGTAATGGTTCTTGCTGTACCTATTGTGTTTGAAGCAATAAGCAATCGTCTTGTTGGGTCGGTTGCTCCCGACTGAACAGTAAGAGTTCCGTTAATAGTTTGGTTTGCACCTAAAGTTACAGTTCCAATACCTGATGCGGCACGAGCAGCAAAAGTTAAATTATTAAATGTATTTGCGCCAGTAATTATGGGTAATGTTAATGCTGTGTTAGTAAAAGATACATTGTAGAAAGTTACACCACTACTCAAAAGATTTGATGTTGCTTGGCTTAAATTTATTTGCGAAGTGCCAGCATTAAAAGTTAAATTTGTAGTTGTTGTTAAGTTTACAGATGTTGATAATGTAACAGTACTTGCGTTTAAACTAATTGTTCTTGTGTTTGTATTATTTGAGAGTAGATTTCCAGCGGTTATGTTATACCCAGCGGTATCAAATGTTCCTGCTGTAATGGTAATACTAGCACTTGCCATTGATAACGCATCACCAAGCGTAACTGTAATTCCAGAACCATTTATAGTAAGTGCGCCAAATGTTTTACTCGCAGTTGTTAAGGTTGCCGTTGCATTTATTGTAATTGTTCCTGAAGCCGTGTAAGTCATTCCAGCAACAAGCGTAATGCTTCCTGATACAGTAATTGCTGCGCTTCCAGCAATAGTCCCTGTAAACCCTGTGCAATTAATAGACTTAGCCCCAGTATTACCTGTTGTTATTGTGCAAGTACCAGTAGAAAGATTACTAAAGAAAACATCATCAGCAGAAGTAGGCACAGCCTGACCACCAAGACCGCCAGAAGTCAAAGCCCATTTAGTGCCTGCTGTTCCATCCCAAGATGCTGTACCACCTACCCAGTATCTATCAGCCATTATTCTGCCTCTACTGGCTCAACAGGATTAGGTGGGACTATGTTTCCATAGTAATCAAGGAAGTTTGTACCATTCCAGCTATAAGCAATAGCGACTGTGTAGCCCTCTGTATTAACTAAACCACACTCAGGATATGGGCATGGGTCAGTAGGCTCTGCTACGATTAAGTTAATAATTAAACCAGTATCTAATTTATAAACAGCGCAAGTAGTCATTTGTTATCCTTTAAGCTACGGCAACGCATCGCCATTTACTTGTGGCTGCGTTCCATACGAAACCAACATCTAAACGGTCTGTTGATACAGTTGTAGTTGGTAATGCGGCTGTTGATGCTTCAAAAGATGCGCCCCAAGTAATTGCTCTTGCAGCAGTTCCAACAATGTAAATCCATAGCTTTTGACCATTGGTAGGAGTACCCGATAGATTAGTAGTAAACGATGTAATGTCTACTGCTTGTGCAGTAAGACCATAAAAATCCACATTGTCTGTGTTAATTGTTGGTGTTGCGCTAGAAGTGGTTGTTGATACTCTAGGGGTAATACGCTTATTTGTAAGAGTTTCTGTTCCAGAATAAGTAACAATAGATGCACCGGCTAAACTGGTTGCTCCTGTACCGCCATTAGCAATCGGCAATGTGCCACTCACTTGAGTTGTAAGGCTTACCCCTGATAAAGTTCCACCAAGGGTTAAACTGCCACTAGTGGTAACTGTTCCTGACAAGCTAATTCCGTTTACTGTTCCAGTTCCACTAACGCTAGTGACTGTACCGCTACCACCACCACCCGTAGCTGATAAAGTTCCTCCAGTAAAATCTAGCCCTGTACCTATTGTTACATTGCTAAATGCACCAGAGCCATTTCCAGACAAAATAAAAGATCCTGATGTAGCTGGAGCATAGTCTGTACCACTAGAAGCAGCAGAGATAGTAGTCCCATTACCTTTTAATATTCCAGTAATGCTGGTGCTTAAAGTAATGGCTGGAGTTGTTGTAGCATTTGCTACTGTGCCAGCAAATCCATTAGCAGAAACTATGGAAATAGTTGTAACAGATCCAGCGCCTTTTGCATTTAATTGTGTTTGAATTGCAGATGTAACACCATCCAAATAACCTATCTCTGTAGCGCTTACACTACCAACGGATGTAGTTGATGGAAGGGCTACTGTTCCAGTAAATGTAGGGCTATTTAACTCTGCTTTATCTGTATTTAAATTAGTAAAGTTAGCATCTACTTCATTATGGGTTAGCGGAGATCCTTTGCTAGCCCTAGTAACAATTGTACTCATGCTTAATCCTTAAGCTAATGTTACAGATAGTTGGCCTGATTCAATCTTAAAAATATCATCAGTTTCAATAGTTTTTGCTGTATTTAAAGCAGTATGATATAAAAGGTTTCCAGTAGTCAAAGCATCAAAAATTCCAATCCAGCCAACTACACCCCAATCTGCTGTAGCCTGGTCAAAAGTAATATCAGCAGAGTTACTTGTTACTCCGTTGCTTGGAGCGCTAAATGTAACTACTTTTCTAGCGTAAGAGCCACCGCTAACTTCTGTTCCGCTACCAGCATCAGTAGGATCTGATGTAAATAAGCCAACATAAACATTTGTTGGGGATGTAAATGAGGTAGCTCTTAGAGTCACATTTATTAATGCGTTCTCTAAATAATTTGACATTTCAGCCATGTTAATTCCTATCTAGATGTAATTTTCATTTGTAATGGTATGCCAGAATACTCTCCAGCTTGGTCAGCATCAGAAATATTCTTAATGGCTCTATCGTATAAAAGCGCCCATGTTTGCGATCTTGCATCATTAATCAAATAAGGCTCTGCCTCTAATAAAGATCCATATAAAAGAGCATCAGGGTAATTAGCAAGGAATACATTGGAGCTGTTAGTGCTTGAAAGTACAGTAGGTTTGGCATAATAAAGGATCTCCAAAACATACGCAGAGTCTGGAATAGGTGCAAACTGAAACTCTGAGGCCAAGATTGTGTAAAAAACAGGAAGGCCAGACTCATCTGCCCTAGCATCTCTTGTGAAGGCGCTAGGAGACAGATAAGTTACAGGCATCCGAGGATTTCCCTGTGTAAACAGATCACGAATCTCTAAAAAATCTGTTGGCAATGATATTCTTGGGTCTGCCCCAGTCATTGTTGCAGTAGCAGACTTTAACATCAATCTAGTGCGCAACTCCCTAGCAAGGCGAGTTTCTGCAAAACGAACAAAGTCAGTAATTACCGCAGTAAGATCACTTCGGCCTAAATAATTTGCGACTGAAGCCTGTAAGTCAGAATACGATGTATATGCCATATATGCCTTTAATCCTTAATATCATTCCATCCATAGATGTATGATCCAACATGTCCTATCTCCATAGATAAGTCATGGTCTACCCATGTCTGTATTCCAGCATCTTTAGCTTTAATACAAAAGTAAATATCTTCACCTAACAGCTTTCCTTTAAGCAATTGCTCAAAGTAGAAATAAGGCTGGGGAATATCTTTTAGACATGAAGTCTTAATTAGCATAACTCCGCACCCAATAGCGTCTACTTTCCTAATGCCTTTTTCTTTGTTAGAAAGCACCTCTAACCAATCTACGCTACCATCCTCATTAATCTGGATATTCCTAGCTGTAGGCTTTGGAGGCATCATTCTAGTGGTAGCATTAACCCCTATTATATCTTTGTTGGCCTTTAAAAGGCGCTCAAATGTATCTTTAGGAAAACGCATATCAGCATCAACAAAAAGGATGTAATCACACCCTTCTGCGACTGCTGTCTTAATAAGGCTATTCCTCTGATCGAATATCAGCGTACCTTGCGATGTATATACATTTACCTTATGTTTTGTGTTTGCTGCTAAGTGTCCGACCATGATTGCCAGGTCAAACGCAGTATTGACTTCCATTAATCCCCTGGCTGGGATACAGATTCCGACTCTCATACATTGCCCCCACGAGTTCTAAACACCCTGTTATCAGGATTATTTAGCCACTTAGCTAATGCTTTTGGGTCTGCAATGTAGTAGCCTCGCATAATCCCCATTTTATTGAGCGTTTCAATAACTAATGGAGGTAGTTCTGCTATTTTGTTTCTTGGGTCTAGTGGGGCATTTCCCCACCCAGTTTTACCACTTCGTTCATTAAACTGTCTTTTGGTATGATCTCCAAAATCATTCATGTCCGTTTCAGAATGAATAATTAAACCACCCTCGCCATCGGCATGAGCTGTCTTAATTATTCCGTCTACTACACCTAAATTGCCTCTCTTACCGAGATCAGACATACATTCTCCTAGAAAAGGGGGTAAGTTTCCCCACCCCCTTATTCTACATTACTACTAAGCGATTAAGTCAAATGCACCGCCATGAGCAGCTTCGTTGCGTACTTCCAAAGTCAATTCTGCCAAGATTTGTGTCTTGTCGCTATCGCCAGCTTTCGCTAGTTCGTTAGTTTGGAATGGGCGGAGGTAAGCCAATGCTGCATACTCAGGATCGAGGATGAGAGCATCACGACTACGCATAAAGCGATTTGGAACGATCTGCAATACACCAAAGTCTGACTGATAAAGGTCAGCACCAGCCAAGATTGTTGCTTGACCGCTTGTTGGTACTTGGTAACGCTGTGCAGACAAACCAGTAAAGCCTGAAACTACTTGCTTTTGTGCTGGGCTTACAAACAATACTGATGGAGTGCCACCAGAAACAAACACTTTAGCGATAACATCTTTAAGGATGGTTTCGGTAAATGTACGAGTTGTACCATCTGTACGAGTAGAAACACCAACAGTAGTTGGATCAACACCAGTTACAGAAGTACCATTCTTGCTTGTGTTTGTCTTGATGTAAGACAACAAAGAACCCATTTTACGGGCTGTAGAGTTGCTTGAACCAACAGCTTGACCTTGATTAGCTGTGATAATAGTTTCAATATCACGCTTGATTTCAGAAGAAGCCTTAGCCAATTGATAAGCCTTTTCAGACTTACGACCAGCTTTATCAACAGCTTCCAAAGTACCAGAAACTTGCACAGTTTTACCAACGATCTGTGTGTAGTTACCAATACGGGAAGTAGGTGTTAAGTCAGCAGCAGTAGCATCAGCACCTTCAACTAATGCGTTAGCAGTAGTAGAAGCAGCTAAAGAGTCAGTCTGCCATTCGTGGAAAACACCAGTAGCCTTAGTCTTGCCAATAGATGACATGATTGGGGTATCTGTAGGGGCGATGTTGTAAATAACATCAGATAAATCTTCACGAGCGCCAATGGCATCGTAGCGATTATAAATAGCCATGATTTAATTCCTTTAAATTATAAAAATCGTTCAAATAAGCGAGCTGCATCGTTTTTACTGCCTGATTGCCGTAAACGAGCAAACTCTTTTTTCTTTGCTTCTTGTTCGGAACTTGTCGGATTAGAAGTTCCAGGTTTAAGAGTCTTAGGAGCAGAGGCCACCTTTTTAGTAGCGCCAGCCTTGCCAGCTACGAGCTTCTCATACTGCATAGCTTTATAGAGCGTTTGTACAGCTCGACTATCATAAACTTGTGAAAGCTCTTGGTCTGAGAATCCAATAGATTTAGCGTATGTACGAATATCTCTACGGATTACTTCGGCCTTGGCATCATCCTTAAATTCTGGAATTGCAGTTTTCAGTTTTTCTTGTTCATGTTCGATATGGTTTTGCAACTGTTGGCCTTGTAGAGCTTGTTGTTCTTGTTGAACACGAACTCGCTCTGCATAAACGGCTTGTAATTGCTTATCTCTTTCGCTACGCTCTGCTACGGCAATTGCATACGCAATCGGATCTGTTTCCTTGAGTTCTTGCAAGTTCTCAGGTGCAGACTGTTGGTTAAGCAATTGCTCAATAACTTGGAGTCGTTGTGCGTAAGTATCTCTAGTCTTTGCTGCTTCATCAATCTTTACACGCTCTGCTTCTACAGCTTTGCGTTGTTCCGCTAAAGATTGAGTCTTTTTCTGATAGTCGGCAGTCCTACTGTAACCATTCAAAAGTTCGTCTAGACTTACTTCCAGTTCCTCGCCATTTGCTTTGACTCGGTACTTAGGAGCTTCCTCTACAACTTCTTCTTGGCTTTCAGCTTCTTCCACACTTATATCTGATTCCTCGCCCTGTGGCTCATCGTAACTACTTTCGTAGTCGCTAGAGTCATCTGCACTAACCTCTGGGTCAGCTTGCGCTTCCTTGGTTTGTGGGTCAAGAATAGACATAAATGCGTTAGCTGCACCGCCTATCGTGTTATCTACACTCCCTTGTGGGTTAGTGTTTTCGCTCATTGTCATTACCTTTTATGGTAGTTAAAAAAACCTTATTCGCTTCTTATCAATTTCGCTTTGATCTGCGATTGATTGTAGAGAAGCATAAAACTCTTGTATAGCTCTCAGTTTAACTAGGGCTTTTTCTCTGCCTTCTATGTCATCTTCATGAGAGTTAAAAATACAACTTTTGTAGAACTCCACCTGAGTTTCATATAACTCAGTAAAGAACTCATCATTTAAATAGACTTTTGCTCTTTCAGCTTTGTTCATTCCATCCTCATTGATTCAGCAACTTTTAAACGAGTATCAGCTTGAAACTGAGCAGTTTTTAGCTCTAACTGAGCAGCAGCCTTTTCACGCTCTAACTGAATATCTGCGCTTGCCTTCTCTCTAGCTAATTGAATGTCAGCCTGGGCTTTCATTTGATCTGCTTGGATCTTAGCTTGTAACTTAGCTTGCTCACCTTGGATCTGTGCTTGAGTCTGGGCAATGTAAGCCTGTACTGCTGGGTCTTGTGGGGCTTGCTGTGGAGGAGGAGGCGCAGAAATCTGAGCATCTAACTCTGGGCTAATCTCTTTAAAGAACTCGTTAGAGTCCTTATAACCAGCAGCTTCAATAAAGCGACCCAATGTATTACGATACTGGCCTACTGTAACCAATGGGTTAGAGAGTCCTTGAGTTTGTAGGATCTGCTCTTGCTTCTGTAGAACCATTGCAGCCATAGCCATTTGTTGATCTTTGTTACCAGTACCTAGACCGACATTAATGCTTACATCGTAGTTGTTCTTCCACTCTCTAGGATCAATAGATACATACTTACCACGCAAGCGCACTACTCTGGCTTTATCTTGGTACTTGCATAACAGATGGAAGATACCGCTAAACAAGTCTTTTACACCAGTATCAGCAAAGATACGAGCAATCATCTCTAAGCGACCAGATCCAGCCTGTTGCATTGCTGCGATTGCTGTAGCTGTAGTATTTTGTAGAATGTTTGCATCTAAACCTTGTGAAGTCTGTGTTACACCAGAACGCTTCTGCAATACATTGTCCATGTAGTCAAGCATTGGAAAGGATTGAGCAGCAGTAGGAGGAACAGTCAAGGCTTGTACTGCGCCCTGTGACTTCATCCGCACTACACCATTAGGAGCTACAGTCAGCAAGTCATCCATGTTTACTTGACCATCAATTGCTGTCATACGAGGCATATTGGTAAGGTACAAGTTATCTAGGATTTGACGGGTAATCGTAGACTTAATTAACTGAATGTCCATTGCTCTATCAGCCAAACTTTGACCAAAGAACTTGTGGGGCATAGGAATAGGGCATACAGAAGCAAAAGGAATGTGGTCTACTTCTTCTTTATCCAAGACTGTAGTCATGCCAGCGTAAGTAACCTTAACCAGCTCTGCCATGCCGTCATTGTCTAAGTCTGTACGGATATAACACTCAAACACTTCAATCTCTTGCATCGAGAAGTCTAAGGATTGAGTTTCATCTGGCATCTCGCCACGATCAAAACGAGCAATACGCTCTTGAGAGTAAGTTAGATCGCTATAAGCTGGCAGATTATCTACAGTATCTTTAGAATAACCAGCAGCAATTAAGTCTGAGCGAGTCATCATTACTCTGTGCGCTACAAATCGAGCATTGTTAATAGACTTATCCCGTTTAGAGATCAAGAACTCCTCTGGAGGTACATTCTCTACTTTTACTCTGCCAGCTTCTTTCTTCTTCTTAATCACTACATCGTAAGAGAATGTAGCTGGAATAGACATACCGCTAACAGGATCAAAGCTCTCAGGAGTGATCTCGTTCATGTTTTGGCTTACTAACTCCATCTCATCGTCTGCAAAGAGCATGGTCAGTTCTTCTGCATTGAGATTCTTGTATTTTTCTTTAATAGGATCTTCGCTATCTTCCCACCAGTATTTAACGATTCCGTTCTTTTGTAGAAGGGCATCCTTAAACCAATTGTGCATCATAATCACACCATCGTTATCTTGGAAGAATACGAGGTTGCAATACTCTGTAGCCTGTTTAGCTGCTTCTTCATCGCCAGGGAACTTAGGCTCAAAGCGTACTAATTCGTCAGACTGTGTAAAGATACGGAGAAGCTGTGGCAATGCACCATCTACTACTTCGGCTACTTCACCAGTAACAATAGACGAACGGCCTTCTACCTCGTTGCCGTATGGCTCACGATTATAGTAGTTAATCGCTTTAGAACGATCCTCTGTGGTTTCTGTTTGCACATAACCAATAGAGTTCTCGATCTCAGCATCTAGTATGCCTTTTAGCTTATTGTCATCCATATTTACACAATCCAGTTTGTTTTAACATTTATGGGCTTATCCCATGTATACGGCTTTTCATCTAAACCTACTGCAACATACCGCCAAGCATCGGCAGCGTGGGAATTTTGGTCATGTAAAGGCTTATCGCTAAACATTTTAGTATCGGGATCAACTGCGTACCGATAATGCCTTAATGCCTGTAATCCTTCTGAGCAACGATTGGTATCAAAATAGCAACGATTCATCAACATTCGTGCAGCGTTAATACCATCAGCAATACTCAGTTTAGGAGTAATCCTTACTGGCAATCCCATTCCTTCAATAATCTCTTTTGTGCTGCGCCCTGTCATATTCTTGTGTTCTGCATCATGCGGAAGCCAATGATCCCTATAAGTGTAGCCCTTTTCATGCAAAAGTTTTACATAGAAATCAATTGTCTTTTGGCAATCCTGATAGAAGTCTATGATCCGAATCTCGCCACCTGGCAAGGTTTGTACGAACCAAATGCTTGTCATATCAGACCAGCCAAGATCCCAAAATGTACTTACAAGTATTGCTTTATCTACAGGCACATCTTTAATGCGATTATCTTCTTGAGCTTTACGCAGCTCTGTAGCATATACAGCGCCATCCAATATCTGCCTTGTATTGCCTTCCCATACATTGAGATAAGCATCTACATCTCTAGCCTTTAAATCTTCCATCTCACTTCTGAGAACAGAAGGAAACCAAGGATTGTCCGACCAGTTTACTTTTACTACTTTAGCGTTACTAGGAGGAATAACTACAAAGCGCTTGTAGGTTTCATCTGTATCTAGCTCTGGATTAAATGTTACCCAGATCTCTGAGTTTTCCTTACGAATAGTAGGAATCAATACATCCCATGAGCTTTTAGATGTAGTCTGGGCTTCTTCTACCCAGCAGATGTCTACACCCTCAAACGACTTAATTTTAGTAATGTTGTGCTTTAATCCAGCAAACAGGAACTCTGTTCCGTTCCTACCAAAGATACTGGTATTTTGTACAGTATAGAAGTCATCTAACCCCATAGACTTAATCTGATCTGCTAACAGAGCATGAACAGAGTCAGAGATAGACACTTGGAACTCACGAGCGCATAACACCCTAATCTTTCGTCTACGGCCTGTAGCAAGCAATACTCTAGCTACTGTCCAAGACTTAGAGCTACCACGACCACCATACACAATCTTGTAGCGATGATCTTCCAGCAAGCACTCTAGCTTCTCTGGAATCTCTAAACTTAATTTTTCTTCTGCTTCGATCACTCTGGACGCTTGATAATGAACTCAATCTGTTTCAGTTCGATAGCTTCACCATCTACACCACTAATCTCTGTGGCCTGTACTGCTTTGCCATCTACACGATCAATCACTTCCTTGATAGCCCAAGGCTCGCCATCTTCAGCAGCCTTTACTAGCTTCTCTGCGATATTGCGTAACTTACGGCTATCTTCTTGAACCAAGGCTACTCTGAGCTGGTTGTAGAACAGCTTTCCCTTCTTGCCGTTTTGATTTCCTATAGGAGCGCCACGCCCATTTGAGGCAATTTCTACATTGTTGTTTTCTAAAGCGTTTTCCATTCCATTCCCTATGGGTTGATGGTTGATGATGTAGTTATTCTACAACAGTTTCTTAATCCCGTAGAAATATAGATCTCTTGTGGCCTCTCCTACTCCAAACTCATAAGCAGAAAACATACTGTCTATATTGAGATTGTCTAAAAAGTCTTGCTCTGTTAAGTTCTTGTAGTAATCATCGCAGAATGGGGCATCGGCTGGGCTAGTACGCTTAGTACCATGCTCTGCCCTTCCTGTAGTAGCACATGACATAACGATTAAACCGCCAGGCTTTGTCATCCTGTGCATATTTGCAAATGTTAGTATCCACTCAGGGTTATGCTCAAAGCACTCGCATGAAATACAAGTATCAAATGTATTATCTTCTTCGCTGTAATCTTGGCCTTGGCATACAACATCTACGCCTTTTCCTTCACCTAGATCTATTCCGATGTACTCGCAGTCTTGAAAAAACTGCCTAACAGACCCATTTATATCTAAGCTGCCTACTTCTAACACTTTAGCGTTTTGAAAGTTATTAGGGTAATACCTAGATACTGCTTTTACAAAGTCAAACTGTTGTTGATGAGCCATTACTTTTTGTAACGGGCAGACTTAGCAGCTTCGCTGATAGCAATGGCGATAGCCTGTTTAGGATTCTTAACGACTTTGCCACCTTTACCAGAATGTAAAGTTCCTTCTTTGAACTCTCCCATTACATTACCAATCTTGGCTTGTTTTTTAGGCATCTTCATTTTCAGACTCCATTTCTTCTTCCATTTCGTCTGCGCCAATAGCTTCCCAGGCATCACACCCACGATTACCAGCACAAACAAAATCAAAAATCTCACAATGCCCCATGTTTTTAGGCACTCCACAATCTTCTAGCTCAGTATTGTAGTATTCACAAGCCTTGCACTTGCCTTCGCCATCTTTCTTTTCGCCATAATTGGCTGTTAAGACGGCCTTTTTCATGTTGCCCTTGTTAATATCTGCATCTTGTGTAGATAAAGGGCATGAACTATTATCTTCTGCCAGCAAACCACCTTCTTCTTTTTCACCCATTTTTGGTTTATCACCAAGTAGACCGATCATAATGGTTGTTTTTTGTGGTTTCATTTGTATCTCACGAAATTTTAGGCAAAGGTTTCCTAGCGAAATTTTACCTTATTTTTAGCTTGACAACAATTTATTTACCACCAAACCAAGCCTCGTAAAAATCTGGCATACATTCTTTAATCCAGCCTCTAGCTTCTTGATCGTTTTTTCCATGATCCATTCCGATAGTCTGGCTTCCTACATGGTGAACATAAGAGCGAGAGATATAGTTCTTATACCCATTGGCGCTGATCTCTAAGCATTGAATATCGTCTGAATACCAGTTAATTGGTTTGTAATCTATCCACGCTTCTCTAGAGATCATTCCAAATAAAGGAGAGAGAATATCCTCCTGGATAACTTGGTTTTCTTCTACAAATTTAATGCCGTTCCGTCTTTGTCCAGCATCTCTAATATTCTGCAATCCCCGTACATAGTCCGACCTACTACATAACCAGCCTACATTGTGGTTTTTTAACAACACTTTATCTTCGATCAGCAGATCAAAGCTACTAGGGGTTAATACTATGTCATCGTTTGCAACAATAATTTCTGGGAACATTTCATACGCATAACGCACTACATCGTTATAAGAATCCCCATAGTTTGTGCCATTGTTAGGTAGATTGACAGTATTGTGCCTAGAACACTCCAGATCGCTTCCAGAGATGATTACTGTTACTTCCTCTGGCACATACGCATCTATTGATGCCAACAGCACAGGAAGGCATTTAGCCGTTTTTGTTGCAATAACTATGGCAAGATTGGCATACGAATCGTTCATTCATTCCTTCGTTATATGTTTGGATAATTCCGTCTTTAGTCGTTTTTTGAAACTTGCACCTTGAGCAAATCCGAATAGTGATTTGACTTGGTTTTCTTGTCCAGTTCGTGCTGGAGTCGTTTTTTTGCATTGTATAAGTCTGAATCTAGCCTAGTAGGTGAAATTCTCAAGGCATGGGCTAATTGTCCTTGTGAAGCGTAAGGGTGGCTTACATACCGCATTTTAAGCATCCTTCTTAATTCCAATGGTAAACCCTTAATGGCTTGCTCTATTAAATCCCCATCTTCGCTATCTGGCTCGTAGTGTGGCTCTGGCTCTGAATACAGATTACCTAGCTCTGGAATATAGTTCTTTTCAAAACTACGGCAAGTAGTATCAGGCTGCGGAGCAACTACTCCGTAACAAACATACCAAGCCCAGTTTTTTAGCCGTTCTTCCATATTGTCATTTATTTTTTAATGATTTATTGTATTATATTCAATATCTTATGGCAAAGGTAGATATGAAACGATCTAATGCAGCAGATAATAAGTTCATAGAATGTTGGAAAAGACTTGGCTCTCCTACTTTAGTAGCAAAAGAGCTAGGTATTAACCCTCGGAGCGCATTAAATAGACGAGCTGCGCTAGAGATTAGGCATGACATCAAACTTCCTACTCATGCCTCAATGAGAGATCCTAAAAAAGAGAAACTAAAAAAGATTGAACAAACTCCGCACAATGTACGCAGAGGAATAGATATAGATAAAGTAAAGCGAGTCATTGTATTTAGCGATGCTCACTTTACTGATACCACTACTACCGCATTTAAAGCCTTATTACTAATGATTGATACTTTTAAGCCAGAAGTAATTATTTGTAATGGGGATGCTTTTGATGGACAAGTTCTTAGCCGTTTCCCATCTATTAACTACGACCAAAAGCCTACAGTTTTAGAGGAGCTTAACGCTTGCCGGTATCACCTAGATGAAATAGAAAAACACAGGCCACCAGGGTGTCGTTTAGTGTGGGTGCTGGGAAATCACGATATGAGGTACGAGGCTTGGCTTGTTAATAAAGTTCCAGAGTATTCTGGCGTAGATGGCTTTAGCCTTAAGTATCATTTTCCTAACTGGGAAACTTGCTGGTCTTTTTGGATTGGTGAAGATACAGTTGTAAAGCATAGATACAAAGGTGGTCGTACTGCTGGTTACTCTAACTTAATGGCTGCTGGAAATACAAACATTATCACAGGTCATACCCATGTTCTTTGTGCCAGTCCAATTACTAATTACCAGGGCACTTGGTGGGGAGTTCAAACTGGATGCCTAGCTGATCCGCATAGCTCAACCTTCGAATATGCAGAAGACGCACCCCTCGACTGGCGTTCTGGACTGGTATTGCTGTCATTTGACCAAGGCCGTATGCTAATGCCAGAGTTGATTATGGTTACAGATGAACAGAATGGTGAGTTTGAATTTAGGGGCTGTATCAACAAGGTATGAGATTAAACTCAGAGGTTGTAAAGCACCTCTACTCATCTCTTTACTGTTGCTATCCATTTACCAAATGGAAAATGCCTTTGCCAGAGCAAATTGAGTTTATTGTTACTCCTGATCCAGAAGTAATGGGGACTTATTTATACGATACTGGGGAAGATTACGAGCATACAATTACGATCTCGTCTGGTAGATGTGGGCATTACTACACTATGCTTACTACCCTAGCGCATGAGATGGTACACATGAGCTTTCACAGGCAAAAAGGGGATAAGTGGACTCAACATGGAAAGCAATTTAGAACTAGATGCTTGATGGTAGCCAATGAACTAGGGTTAGATGGCCTTGAGCTTTAGTGGTTGCCTTCGTTAGTTGGTAATAGCGACTTATACATCTTAGACTGATCCTCTAGATCTCGGATTAATTTAACGACCCTAAACAAGACTTCATTTTCATGTGGAGTCATTATCTTGCCTGTATATAGGTCTATTAGTTCATTGACTACATCATTTGTTTGCATTTTTCTTTCTCCTTTGTATTTCTCTCTCAACATACCAAATTGCTTTACGCAAATCCTCTATTGCATCTTTTTTGAGATCGCAGCGCCAAATATACTTAACTGCGTTTCCTAAGTTAAAACCCATGTGTTCCGTAACATCAATACACTCGATCCCAGAAGGGTGTGTAGTGTAATGTTTTGGATGGTTTACTGGGTCATTTGACATTAATATAGCCTCTCTCAAAAAACTCTCCAATAGTAGACCGATGGGCTTCTTCCCATACCTCTATTCTTTTTTCTTTTAGCCATTTAGTTCCTTGATCTAGTTCTGCATGACAAGTAAAGCACAGGCTGGCTATACGATAATCTAGGGCTTTTAGCCCTCTGCCTTTGCCATCTCTTAGCTGATTTGAATGGGCTGCTACTACTGTCCCATCTTCTTTCCCACAATGTTGGCAAGGTAGATTTCTAGCTAACTCTAGTAGTTTTTTATTTCTGTACATTATTTTATACAAACCCATATAGAGAAAATGGTGGCTAGAATAATAAATATTCCTAAGTAGTAAGGTAGATCAGACATGGCGAGCAAACCTACCAATGTATTTATCTCTAGCTTCTTGGGCAACAAGATCAGCAAGCTCTAAGTCTTTATATACTCCAAAATAACAAAACTTTCCATTTATTTGTATGCCTACTTGCCATTTTTTAATTTTTTGATGCCATGTAACATTTTTGTGCTTTGAAGAATTTGTTGATATTTTTTTGACATTAAATTTATTTTCAGATGTTGTACATTCTCTCAAATTTTCGATCTTATTATCTGTTTTAATTGTGTTTATATGATCTATGTACTTTGGCAAATGCCCATGAAAATATAAGTAAATAAGACGATGTGCAAAATATTGCTTTCCCATATATCTAATGCAGATGTAACCTTTATTAGTTAAAGACCCAGCCTGTAAATTTTTAACTTTTCTTGATTTATTATCGTTTTTCCAATATAAAAAACCATTTTTATATGTAAAAAGTTCTTTTGCCAATATTTGATTCATTATGTTGTTGCCCTGTCTATAGTACGATTTGTAGCCTCTTGACTGCGCCATATTTCAATTCTTGCTTGTGCTGCGATCAATTGCCATCTGAGCTTTTCCTCTACCTCTACAGCCTCTTTTAGCCCTTCTAACAGGCTTATATAATGATCGTTAGCGTAGGCTTCCATTTCTTTAGCAGCAATGCTAGGAGCATTAGATTCCAACATAAGCCGACTCTTAGCAGATCGTAGATAGTTCTCTATATAAGTTCTATTTGCTTTGGCTTCTGCAAAGACTCCTGATTGTTTGATGATGAACTCGACTGCTCGCCCTGGGTTAATTTCTTCTGTTGCCATTGTGACTCCATTTCGTCTTGTAGTTCTAACCTAGCTTGCCATCCTCTTTTTTGTTCTACTAGGTCTAGTTGTTTTCTGCGTTTAGCTAAAGGCCATGTTAATAGCTCTCTAGCCTCACATTCTTTTCTATGTTTTTCTGAATATGTATTAAGAGTGTCTTGCAAACTTTCCAAAGTATTTATCCCTTGCTTCTTGTGCTACTAAATCAGCTAATTCAATATCTTTATAGCTTCCAAAATTTGTTTCTTTACCATTGATTACCATTCTTACTCTATATTTTTTAATGTCTTTTTTATAAGAAACATTTTTGTACCCCAATATATTAGATTTTGACAATTTAGAATTTTGTGCGTTTTGTTTGTTGCTTGCCTCTCGCAAATTTTCAATTTTGTTATTAAATGGATTGCCGTCTATGTGATCTACAATTTTTGGAATAAAACCATAGTGATACATAAATATTAAACGATGAGCCATGTAATTCTTACCAAACAATCCAATAACTACGCATTTTTTATTAATAGTTCCAGCAACGCTGTTAATTTTTTTTCTAAAACTTGTAGGTTTTAACCAGATAAAATTACCATTTTTATAGTAAAAAAGGTTTTTTAATAATTCTTGATTAATCATAATTGTTCCTCTAACTGTTTAATCTTTTGACTAATTCTTGCTCTTAATGCTTGCCAATTCTCGCCAGCGTAAGGAGTTATCCCTATTTCTTTAGCCTTTTGCATAGTAAGTTCTTCGGTTGCATAAAAGGGCAAAGGTGGTCGTTTATTGCCTTTAGCTTCCTCTATTACGATCTCATCCTCAAAGCGATACTGGCCTAACCAAGTGGCTGCATGGGGTATGAAATCCATCTCTGTATCTTTTGTTTTCCAATACTTAACATGGTTTGGCAAGGCTTCTAAGGCTTGTTTCTGCTCATCGCTACGCAAAGCCTCAAACTTCCTTTGTGCTACTCGTTTACTTACTTTTCTTGGATATAAAGCCCAGAATGTTTCAAACATCATTTCTCCTTCACGAAAAATAATAGATTACTACACCATAGACATAAAAAGCAACCGCTACAAACTCTACTAAGAATAATGGTATATCTTGTTGTTTTATTCCTACAAAAGCCCAAATAGCACTACCAGTAAGACCATACCAAATATTAGACGGGTATTCATTTATGCTGGTTAAGAATATTCCTATAAGGCAGAGGATAGTGCCGACCCATTTAAGCATTTCTATGGTATCTATCTTTAGGATTATTAATCATGCTAATAATTAGTTCGTCTATGCTAAAAAACCATTGTGTTACTTTCATGCCGTCATGCTGCATGATTGTAAAACTCATTTGTCTTGTGCCTTTCTTAGTATTGCTCTAGCAAATGCTGGTGCGTTCAATTCGCCTTCCATTGTTGAATATGCTTTAGCCAGCCAATTTATTTCCTCATCTGTTAATTCTTTTACTGGATTGGCTTTCAACGCCTCTATTTCAGCTTGTTGCTGGCGTAGCATGGTGGCGGCTTTGCCAACCAAATTCTCCGATGTATAAGATTCCTCTCTTGATTTGTCCAACAAAAAAGCCAATTCAGTAGCGTTCATTTAAACCCCCAACACTTTATTATTACGCATTAATAAAAGTACCTTGTCTAATCCTTTGCAGTCTTTTATGGATTCAAGCACTAAATGGGTAGAAGTAATACATTGTTTTCCTTTGTATAGCGACCCAGTTACGGCATCCATCATATAAGGGGTTGCATGGTAGTCTGTAGCGATTGTTACAGGGGTAAGGATGATCTCCCCCTCGTTTGTAATTCCTCTGTACAGGAGTCGGTCTGCAAGCCATTTCAGCTTGTGTGGTTTTTGCTGCCAGGTAGGAAAGCAACTCGTAGAGTCGGCACACATTTCAGATAAAGATTTTTTTATTTGTTTCATAAATTTAATACTAATCTACATTTCTACATAAACGCAAGAATTATTTTGTTGTGAAAATGCGACACATTATACAAAGTGACGGAAAGTATAATAACTGCAAAACCACCTCAAAAAAATAATGCTGTAAGTGCATGAAATTTCAATAAAAATTCGTGCAAAAATAGGTCATAACCAAGTAAATTTTCAAGCAATAACCAAGTAAATTTCCCAGTAAAAACAAAGTAAATGCTGTAACTGTAAAAAAACAATCTGTAGCCTGTAATTTGTGCAATATATTGAACAAAAAAGTTTCCCGAACGGGAAGAATGTAGGAAAAAGTAGGCAAAAATAGAGAAATATTCCCGAACGGGGTATTTTGTAAAGAAAAGTTTTGGGATTGTAAAGTTAAGTCAAGCGCATTGTAAAGTTATTAAATGACTCATTAATAAGGCTTTATCTGTTTAAGGACTCTTTAATAAGTCATAAAGATGCCTATAGGTTTTAATTGAATAGTTAAATTAAAACCTATAAGTAGTATTAAAGTCTTTAGGAAGGTTACTGCTCTTTCGGTGAACGAACCTAGCCTACCTAGATTCGCCTTCATCTGCTCCATCGGAGTTACAGAACCCGCCAGACTTACGAGGAGTAGGCTCTGGCTTCGCCACCTACATTGCGCTGTTTCATCCTCTTACCCTGCTAGTAACGCTTTACTGCTCCTGTGTCGCTACGATGTCGTTAGAGCCGCCAACACAGGAAAGTACATCTTACATCAGAACTCGAACTCTTTGCAAGCCCATCTTCCATTCGGCTGCTTAAACCATCCTAAGACTAGGATCTTCCAGTTAGATCTAACAAGCTCTGGCAAGTATTCTGATTCCGATATTTTTTTTATTCGTGAGGACATATTGGATTTGCTGGTGATCTGCACTCCTACAGTTTCTCCGTTCCCAATAGCCAGAATGTCGAAAATAGAGAACAAGTCCTTTTTTCTTCTTGTAAAGGAGTTGTAGCTTTCGACTACATCGCATTTATAGCCCCTGGACTCCAGCAGAGCAATTGTGCGGACATTTTGACTAGCCAAGCAAGCTCTCATTCATTCGGCCTTCAGAAGCCTCTATGATCGCTGTATGCCATTTCTTAGGGATGCCATTCCGCATCTTCCAGGCGTAGGCCGTTACATACTTAACGCCAATCTTTTCGCATAGGTTTTTGATTGTTCCAAATTCTTCCATGAGATTGTCAAATGCTGTCTTTTCCATGATTTCTCCTAAGTAGAACTTTATTCTACATGAGTGCAAAAATACAACAGTTGCTAAAAAGCGACACATAAAAATATTTCTACATTTCTTGTAAAAACTCTACATTTATGGATTAGTATTTATCCATGCAGTTCTTTTTAACACTCGTGAAGGGGTACAAAATGAAACCAACAGTATATGATTATATAGGCGCAGCAATCTTAGGTGTAGTTCTTGGCACTATGCTTGTGTGGGGGTTCTAATGTACAACAATAACTCATACTACGAAGCTCCTTATGACGATCAAGCAGAGCATGACGAGCTTGCAGAACAAGTTTATGAGTACATGAAACTTGGTGAGCAGTTTGATCCTACAGAGCTTGGCAACTTTGCAGAGGCTATTGGTCAAGACACAGACAATAAAGATCTACAAGACTTTATTCGTGATTGTGTAAATGAAAAAGATTGGGAAAAGCTAGGCCGTAAACTTTACATGGTTTCATACGAGTACATGGAAAAATGTGCTGAGATCCACTTAACTTAATAGGAATAAAAATGTCAGTATTTACTAAACTAAATCAAGCAAGAATCAAGCTGCAAAACACAGAACTTAGCAAGTCTGGTCATAACAAGTTTGCTGGCTACAAGTATTTTGAGTTGGCTGATTTTTTGCCTACAGTACAAAACATCTTTGCAGATCTAGGATTGTGCGGGATTGTATCTTACGGGACAGAGATCGCCAGCTTGACGATTGTAGATACAGAAGATAATAGCAACATTGTTATTACAAGCCCTATGGGATCAGCAGCACTCAAAGGATGCCATGAGGTGCAGAACATTGGCGCAGTAGAAACATATCAGCGTAGGTACTTATGGGTAACGGCTATGGAGATCGTAGAACACGATGCTCTGGATTCTAGCGAAGGCGTAGATGAGTATGGAGAGCTAAAAAGCCATATTGTAGAAATCCAGGCAAGTAAAAGTCCTGCCGAACTTAAAGTGGCCTTTGCTAAATCATACAAGAAATACAAGGGAAATAACAGTAATTTGTCAGCAATCACTAACGCTTATAACGATATGAAAGCGCAATTTAATGAAACTAGCACAGGAACAGCCGGATGATGTTTGCTCTGAATGTGGCTATAAATGGGGGGTTCATAAACCTAAAGACCATGAATATCGTATATGGATAGGAAAGTGCGATGTGTGTTCAGATTTGAGAGCCGTAAGCGATGCCTCAGAATTTGGATATTTAAAGGAAGGATGGGATGGTGGAAAGGCGATGGTGTCTTAGTTGTCAGGCTTTACGGCCTAGTGTGGACTTTAAACTGGTAAAGGTTGGCAAGACAAGCCGATGGAAGTGTGGAGTGTGTTTAAATCGTGAAGCAGCAAAACAATATGGGAGTAAGAAAAATGAAAAGTGATTACATTTATAGCAAGGCTGGTACAGATATTACAGTTAGATGGAAGAAGCTGTACAACTACACGCCAGCAAGCGAACAGGCCAAATACATCAAGAAATGGGCTGATTTTAGAGAGATGTGCGCCAGGACTCTAGACGATCTAGAGCCAACATTTAACAAGGAAATAGTTAATTTAAGGTTTAAACAAAAATGATTAACAAACATTGTCTGGAAGCATTTAACAAATTAGATCAGCCTGTTTATCATCCACAAGAATATTTTGCTCTTGGCTGGAACGCTGCGATAGATGCCATGTCAGCCGAGTTTGCAAAAAAGTGGGAAATGGATGAGCTTTCTGATGTACCATTTATAACCCAGCCAATTAACGAGTCAATGGAAGATAAAGAATGACCGACTATTCAGAGATTTATATAGAGATTAACCAAGTGCTAAAAAGCTACTATAACCATGAGTTAAAAAATAACTATGAACAAGCTGCTAGTGCTGCAAACGATGTTGTTACATTGGCAGAGCATTTAAAGCTAATAGCAGAGGCTAAACTATGTACGAAGGAATAGTTCAGGGAAGTGAAGAATGGCATAAAGTTTGTAGGCTAGGCAAAGTTACCGCCAGCCGAGTAGCTGATGTAATGTCTAAGGGAAAGTCTGGGGAGTCTGCCAGCCGTAAGAACTATCGGACAGAGTTGGTAGTCCAAAGGCTTACAGGATTGCCAGGAGAGTCGTTTACCAACGCAGCAATGGAATGGGGAACATTAACAGAGCCAAAGGCAAGGGTAGCGTATGAAGCAGAGTTGGGAGTATTCGTTAGTCAGATCGCTTTTGTGGATCATCCTAGCATTATTAATTTTGGATGTAGTCCTGATGGCCTTATTGATGATGGTCTTATAGAGATCAAGTGTCCTAATAGCAATACGCATATAGAGTGTTTGACAGATGGTAAAGCACCATCTAAGTATATCCCTCAGATGCAATCACAGATGGCTTGTACGGGGGCTAAGTGGTGCGATTTCGTATCATTTGATCCTAGACTACCTGATGACTTGCAAATGTTTGTAGTGCGCCTTGAAAGGGATCAGGAATACATCGAGGCAATGGAAGCAGAAGTGAAGAAGTTTCTAAGTGAAGTTGATGAAATGTTTACAAAATTGAAAGAGAGAAAATAATGGCATACGAGCCTAAAGACGGATCAGGAAGTTTATTTAAGAATGATCGTAAAGAGAAGGAAACGCATCCAGACTATACGGGATCAATCATGGTCAATGGCAAGGAGCATTGGCTAAGTGGCTGGATCAAAGAAGGGAAGAAGGGAAAGTTCTTTAGTATTGCTATCGGTAAAGAAAAAGAACAGCGCAGTAACTTTACGCCTAAAGGTGGCGATGAGATGCCTAAGAACACTATTGTTGATGATGATTTTGGGGATGTACCTTTTTAAGGAAACTATCATGAAAAAAGCACTATTAGCAGCAATTGTATTTTTAACTATTGGCATTACAGGAGTTTATGCTTGCCAGACTCAAACAATCATTGTTAATGGCAAGATGACCACCTGTACAGTTTGCGGAAATGTCGTAAGCTGTTTCTAACGAACCCCAGGAGATCTGCCGTATTCCTTCACGAGGAGCGCTGCCCCCTACAGATCAGGCAGCATTAATATGAACCTACAACAAAACATGGTGAAGTCGTTAGTAAAAAAGTTCGATCAGCGATTGCACGACAAGTACGATCCTCCAGCAAGAGAGGCCGTTACTAAGTGGATGAAGATGAAATGGGGATTAGACTGTATTCCAAGTCCTAATGTGTATGGAGTTGATTTAATCGCCTTAAGAGAAGGGAATCAAGTTGGCCTTGTTGAAGTCGAAGTGCGTAGCTGGGCTTATTGCCACTATCCCACCATTCATATAGCACATCGTAAAGATAAGCTATTTCAGCAAGATCTCCCCGTTCTATTTTTTGCACTAACTCAAGACTTAAGTCATGCTTATTGGTGCAAGGCAGAAATTGCAAAGAAGTTCCCCTTAATTGAAGTAAAGAACTTTGAAGTTCCTAATGGAGAAATGTTCTACGACATACCTATTACAGAATTTAAGTATGTTGATCTTACTCAGTCGTTTTAGCTATTTCTAAGCAGCTCTAATGCCTCTTTTTTCTCACGCTCAAGACGATTGACCCAGCCAGACCCGAATACAGGAAACAGCTTTAAACCCTCGTAAAATGCTTTCCTAGTGGCAGAGTATTTTTCTACTAGATCTATTGGGCTACACTCCTGAATCTTTGCCATAGTCCTAGCGCCAATTACTCCATCTTCTACAAGCCCTAGACAGCGTTGCAATAGCTTAACCGCTCTACCACTTCCAGAGTTTACTGCCATAGAAAATACTAATAGGTTTAATCCTTGTGGGAGCTTTTCGCAGTAGCTTGTGCGCCAGTATTTCATTTCATACATAGGGGCTACTTTTTCAGGGGTTAGCGCCTTCATATCCTTTTCAGATACAGGATGCCCTAGCCATTCCTCCCAGACTGCTTGTGTAACCCCTAAGTTTGTTCTTCCGCCTGGGTCTTTCGGATGGTCTACATAACCACCTTCTGATTTAAGAACTAGCTCTAAACACTTTTTAAACATTAACCAGCCTTTTTAGCGTAAAACAATGTGCGATCACCAAACAAATAAAAGCCTACTGCACTAGCAAAGTTAGTTACCGATATAGATGGTGTGCCGTTGTACTCTAGCCAGCACCAAGTTCCTAGCACAATAATCGTTACTGAAGGGCGCATAAGCCTTACTATGGCTTCTACCCACAGATAAGATGCGTTAGTACCGCCAGCATCATTCATGGTCTTAAAGAAGTCTAAGTCCATCTTGCGCATATCAATGTATTCGCTGATATTAGCTGGCTTAAATGTATCTCCAGCAATAAACCTATTTATAAGGGATTTCCCTAAGTCTACTGCAAATGGGGCAAATGTAGCGAGGATGGTTATGGGATCTATGATGTTCTCCTTAACGGAAACCGCTTAATCTCGGTGAGAAGGCAAAAGTAGCCATGTGAGGATTGTTTTTAATAGCCACAGAATCATCGACAAGATGCCGAATATTCCAGCCAAGCACAACATATACACAGCAAGAGCTAGAAAATATACGCTTGATATAAGTGAACTGAAAAAGGCCATTAGCTTTGACCAAACACCATCCAGCTTTTGCATTGGAATTATCCTTGATTAAGTTATCTCCGTATACGGCAGTTGTATATGGCGCAGTTAAGTAGCGCAAAGCAAAACTGTACGCTGGGTTACGAATCAGCCATTTAACCCTAGCTAAATACCCAATTCCGTTAATCTGTTTAAAAGTAGAGTCCCCAAACAAGCTATTGTCTGGAGTCATAAACCAGTTAAGCCAATTAGGAAGTCTTGGCTCTACTGCTTCGTAAGAATGGTTATCGCACCATCCAAACTCGTATTTAGCAAACAAAGGAAGGATAGGAGATAGTATTAAAGCTAATAAAGTTACTAACAAAGATAATGGAGCTAATAAAATATAAGTTAAATAAACCATATTACTTCCAATGGCTAACAAAAATATCTATTAACCAGCCACCACTAGCAATTATTCCAGCCCAAATTAAACCAGCTAATGATTTTTCAATAATTGCTTTACGCAAAGATGCTCTATCTGCCTCGGCTTTAATAGCCATTCGCACCCATTGGATTTCTTCAGTTGATAAAGGATGTGTTTGAGCATATTCAGAAACGGCTTCTTTAAGCAAGGAAATTAAATCTTCTTTTGTCATTCTGTCAACACTCATTGCATACCCCTTATTTAGCTTCTAATGCAGATAAGCGTGTTGTTAATGATTCGATGAGGGCTTGTTGTTCTTGAATTGTATTCAAAGCATTTTTTAACGACATAACAGTTACAGCTAAAACTGACCTATCGTAATAACCCCAGGGCTTTCCTTCTTCGGGTGTAGGCGCAGCTTCGTTACCAATAGCTTCATTAACATTTTGAGCATAAAAACCTAATTGACGGTCTGTTCCAAAAATAGGTGCTTTTTCTTCGTTATAAAACCAATACCCCGGCTGTAATTTTTGAAGCATCTCATCAGGATTAGTTGGAACACCGTCTTTAATTTTCCATGTTTCATCTGATACAGAACTAATAACACCAGAAGCAGAAAATGTTGCTGCTCCAGCACCATAAGCAGACATGGTAATTATGCCGTTAGATGCAATACGCATCCGCTCTGTACCGCCAGTACCAAGTAATAATTGACCGCTAACAGCGTCTACCATTGGACCATCAGTTTTACTTACAAAATCTAAGTATTGTGTTACTGCGCCTTCAATAGCAACAGTAACTGTACCAACGGCTGATTCATATAAAAAATTATCTTGAGAGCCAAAAAACAGCCCAGTATTAGTTTTAATAATTCCGTTTACATCTAAAGGTTGTGTTGGGCTAGCTGTATTAATACCTACATTACCACTAGCATCTTTATAAAATTGTCCAGAGCCTAGGTTAATTACACCAGTACCGCCTGTAAGTGTGCCTGTGTAGGCTAATGTAGAGAAAGCACCAGTAGAGGCTGTAGTAGCTCCAATAGGTGCGTTATTAATAGAGCCACCTGTAATAACAGGGTTTGTAAGGGTATTTCCTGATAATGCTACACCAGTAATAGATCCGCCTGTAATAACAGGAGCAGTCATGGTATAAGTACCGCCACGAATACCATCTCCGCAATCACGAATTTGCGACATCATATCTCGCATAGTGTCGTTTACTGCTGAAGGCAACATTCCTTCTGGAGCGCCATCTGGAGGAGCAGCCGTATTACTAGATGGAGTAAGGGAGTATTTAGTATATGCCATGATTTTCCTTGATTTTGTCTATTTTACATATTTAATGTAGTTTATTCTGCCAAACCAAAAGAAGCACCATATCCGATACTAATGGCTTTCTTTTGTAACTCTTTGCTTAATGGCTCTACATTCGTTGTAGATGCCTTTGTAAGTAATCTTGAGGCTAGTTTTGGATCTAACATAGATTGGACTAATAGCTCTCTAATTTGATCGTCTGTGCCGTTATAAAGCCAGTTTAGAGGAGCTACAGCTTTATTAACTGCTGATGGGACTTCTCCAAACATCTGCTTACCAATAATTCCACCGATTACATTGGCTGTAGATAGGTTTTTAAATGTATCTGATCCTGGCACTTTTCCTGAACGATTAAGAACACCATCGTCTAGATCACGACCAACCTTTTCTAATACCCGTACTTGCATCTCTGATAGCTTGGTTTCTTTTGCAGTAGCACGAATAGCCCGTTGAAAGCTAGGCTGAGAGATCATGTAATCACCAACATTAATAGGGTCTGGAGTTGTAGACAAGACTTTAGACCTAAATGTCTGAGCAGCCTCTAGTTTCTCAATGCCTTTACTTGCTTGAGCGTATTTAGATAGATAATCCTTATATCCAGGCGCAGAAGAATCAATAACATCATCTACAGCACGAATAACAGTATTTAGCTCTTTATTAGCCAAACTATAGGCAGAGCCTTCTTTGTCTAGCAATCCCTGTGCAGCAGCCCGTAAATCTTTGCGAACCTCATACAAAGAGCCTACAGAATCAGCCCTAGCAATAGAGTCCTGTGCAAATTTCATGGCATTTTGTACTGTAGACCGCTTGCCCACATCTGAGCTAAGAATGTCATTTATCTGCTTATTTGCTACTAAAGAGATAGCCGACTGAATTTGCTCTTGGGTTTGTGTTGAAGCCCCAAAAGCAGCCTCACGCAATGGAGCAGTAACTTCATCACGCTTTGTAATGGCCTGAGTTACAGCATCCTGATCTTTAGCCATGCGATCTAAGATAGTCATACGGGCTTTATTTGCTTGAGATGCTTGAGCAGCAAACTGGCCTGTAGTGTCCATAGCACGAATAGGAGTTTCAGCAGCAATTAAACCAACATCACGACTTGCTTGTGCGGTAGTAGGTCTATATCCACCAATATTTGGCTGATAATCCTCTAATCTTTGAGCAAGCCCTTTAGGAGCATTAGAAAGTTGCTCTAAAACCTTACCTACAATAGCCTCTCTGCCAGCTTGTGTAAATGGCTTAACGCTTTCTTTTAATGCTCTACCGGCAACTTGACCGCCACCAGAGATCCCACCAGGAGCAATCATTCCTCCTAATAAAGCTAAACCAGCTTGACCGCCAGCGCCTACATCGGCATATTCTCTACCAGCAGCAGAAGCACCAGCACCACCAATGGCAGCACCAGCTTGTAATGGCAAGTTTTCAGAAAGGAATCGAGTTAGCGCATTAGGATCAATTCCTCTTACGGCAGCAGCAGGGGCAGCAACACCAGACATAGCAGAAGCCACATCTTGCACTACTCTTTCAGTTTTGGTGGCTGGCTCTGGAAGCCCTGCCTGTGTTAATACTTTCTTAATCTCTTGGCTTGGCATTGCTAAGTTACTGCCAGAAATCATATTAATAAGGCTATTTAAAGCATCTCCAGCCATAATAGGCAAACCAGCAGCCCCAGTAATGCCAGCACGAGCAGTTAAACCTAGTTGGCGAGGAATATCGCTAATTTCTTTTTGTACATCTTGACCAATAGTTGTTTTTATTTCTTTTGGTTTTTCTCCAGCACGCAATCCAGCTACACGATCACGCAATTCTTTAGAATCAGGCTCGACATTATCTGGAATATTGTCAATGGTGATTCCATCTTCTGTAGTAATGGAATATGACATATTAGTAATTTACCTTAATATTTTTGCTTGGTAACTTAGCTGGAGCACCCAAAGCACGATTAGCATCTAAACCATAAGCAGAACCCATTTGAGCAAACTCGCCACGCTTAGAATTATAAGTGCTTGTAGCTGTGCTAAATAAAGTGTCTGATAATGACTGAAAGTCTTTTCGTTGATCGGGTGTAAGTTTTGTTCCGTTAATACGCATTTGTGCGTAGTTAGTGGCTCTATCTAATGCGCCAGAAGCAGCCATAGCCATTCCTAATTCAGACTCACGAACTACTGAACCTGGGTCAAGCAACTTCATAAATTTAGTAGCTGCTGCTAAATCCCCTGCTGGACTACTAGATTTTAATGAGTCAGTAATTTGACTGTAGGCTGATTGCATCTCACCATAAGCCTTATAAACTGGCTCTGCTGAGAAAGCCTTTTTAAGACCCATCTCGTTATCAAAACCTTTTTGTCCAGCACCCATATCAAGTTTAATCGCTCCAGCAGCTTTGTTAGCAAGAGTAAAGTCTTGATAAGAACCCTTATAACCTTGTCCTTGTGCAAACTGATACTCTTTTACTGAGGCTGGAGCAGCTTCGGCTTTTGGAGTGGTTAATTCAATAAACTTGGCTGGGTCTGCTTGGCGCAAATAGTCTAATGCAGCACGATTAGCAACAGTAGGGTCTACTTTATCTAGTGTTGGAAGGTTTCCACGCAATGCCCCAATAGTTTCAGCAGTAGCCATATCGCCACCAAACTCAGGGCGAGATAGCATCTCTAGTTGAGATCCTTGTCCTTGTGCCATTGGAATAGCTTGTGGTACTTGTGTAGTAGCCCCTGCAATCGCTTTTTCGTACTTAGCTTTAGCATCTTGCTTTTGTTTGTACTCAGATAACTGCTGTGCAGTAAGCATCTGTTTAAGCGTAGTATCAAACGATGACTGATAGCCACCATATCCAGCGCCTAAAGCACCAGCCAGAGCTTGTCCTGTGCTAATTGGTCTATTTGTTTGACCAGAAGCTCCTAACAAAGCCACAAGAGCGCCAATGCCACCTTGAGCTAAAGCATTTTGTTTCATAGACTGGATTTGTTCTGGGGACATTACGCTGGAGTAATTCGGAGCAGATCCGAATAATGATTCTAGAAAGTCTGCCATGTCTTATGCTAAAAGTGATGTTTTACTGCGTTGAGGTTGCTGTATAGATAGCAAATTTAAAATAGGAGAGTAATCTACTCCTGCATATTGCCTACTCTGTGCTTGTGGTGCGCCTACTGCTTGTGCTTGTAATG